TTAACTTCCCAGGATTTCTTGGAGAAGATGCTGCTCGCAGACAACTTACCTTTTTGTGTAAGTCTGCACAGCTACCAGGTTCGATCATTTCACCAATCCAGTTATTCTACTTTGGACGTGAAGTGAAGTTCTCTGGTAATAGAACCTTCCAAGATTGGACAGTGCAGATCATTAACGACGAAGATTTTAGAGTAAGAAATGCCTTCGAAAGATGGATGAATGCTCTAAACAGTCACCAAACAAACCTTCGTAATCCAGTTGCTGGTACGCCAAACGGTTACACTGCTGACGCAATTGTAAATCAGTATGGCAAATCAGGCGACATTATTAAGTCTTACAAGTTTGTTGGTATGTTCCCAGTTGACGTCACGCAAATTGACCTCGACTGGGGCGCAAATGATCAGATCGAAGAGTACGCAGTATCGTTCGCATATCAATACTGGACTGCTGCTGGCGTAACGACTTGATTCTTGACTTACTTCTTCAGTAGGTCAATCCACATGATGACATCTCAGGTTTAAATTATGAATATATTCGGTTTTGAGATTTTACGCAAAAAAGAGGAAACTCTTGACGCATCAGTCACGCCTACAGTTGTAAGCCCACAGATCGAAGATGGAGCCATCAATATTTCAGCGGGATCCCATTATGGTATCTACGTTGATATTGATGGCTCTTATCGTTCTGAGGTTGACCTCGTAACAAAATATCGCACAATGGCTATGCAACCAGAAGTTGAGCAAGCCATTGAAGATATCGTTAACGAGTCAGTTGTGCACGACGAAGAAGGTAATTCTGTTAAGATTATGGTTGACGATTTAGAACAACCACAATCAATTAAAGATAAAATTACAGAAGAATTCAAACACGTCATAAAGTTGCTCGACTTCAATAACAACGGCGGTGATATTTTCCGTCGTTGGTATGTTGATGGTCGTTTATATTTTAACGTTATTATTGATCCAAATAATCCGCGAGCAGGCATACAAAGTTTGATCAATATTGATCCAAGACGTATTCGCAAAGTTAGAAACGTAAAAAAGAAAAAAGATAAAACAACGCAAACAGAAGTTATCGATAACGTTGAAGAGTATTTTATTTACAACGAAAAAACATTAAACAATACGGTAAGCAATCCAATCTTAACAGGTAACTATTCAGGTGGAACAAAACTTACAAACGATTCAGTTGTATACTTAACATCAGGTTTGTATGATCCTGCTCGCTCTACTGTTTTAAGTTATTTACATAAAGCAATTCGTCCAATGAATCAATTGCGTTTCGTTGAAGATGCGATTGTCATTTATCGTTTAAGTCGTGCACCAGAACGTCGCGTATTCTATGTTGACGTTGGTAACATGCCTAAGATGAAAGCAGAACAATATCTGCGCGATCTTATGGTTAAGTATCGTAACAAACTTGTATACGATAGTACGACAGGCGAGATTCGTGACGACCGTCGTCAATTGTCAATGCTTGAAGATTTCTGGATGCCTCGTCGTGGCGAAGGTAAGTCTACTGAAATCACAACATTACCATCAGGTCAAAACCTTGGCGAGTTGTCAGACGTAAACTATTTCGAACGCAAATTATACAAATCGCTTAACGTTCCAATTTCTCGCCTCGAGGCACAACAAGGGTTTACACTTGGTCGTTCGAACGAGATTACTCGCGACGAACTTAAGTTTATGCGTTTTATCGAAAAGTTGCGCGCTCGTTTTTCAATTATGTTCGATGAACTTATGGCTCGTCAACTTTCGTTGAAGGGTGTTTGTACTCTTGAAGAATGGCAAGATTTTAAGCAGTCAGTTCATTACGACTTCCTAAAAGATAACAATTTTGCCGAACTTAAAGAAGCCGAACTATTGCAAAATAGAGTGGCTCTATTGAACGTTGTTGACCCATATGTTGGTAACTATTTCTCGAAAGCCTGGGTTCGTAAGCACGTATTGAACCTAACGGAAGATGATATTAAACTTATGGACGAGCAAATGGCTGAAGAAGCCGCTAATCAAGAAGTATCAACAGATTTACAAGGTGCTCCATCAGCTGCGCCAGGAGAAATGCCGCAATTGGCAACAAATCCTACAGAAGATGAAGAAGACCCTGATGATATAAATAAAAAAGTCAAAGAATTATTTTAAGAGGCAAATATTATGTCAAATTTTACTGATTTTGCAATTCAACAAGATGTTATGTCATTTAAGGAAAAACTTGATAATGCAATTGCAACCAAAGTTGCTGATGCATTAGCGCAAAAAAAACTTGAAGTTGCACAGACATTTTTTGATGCTCCAGAGGCTGTAGAAGCAGAAACAGGCGACGCACAATAAGATGGCATCATTTAAAGAATTAAGAGCAAAAAGAAAACCATATCAAGATGTACCAGCAATGTTGGTGCTCAAACGAGTTGGTATTCGTAACTATCCAAACGGACAACAAGTTGCATTATATCACAATGCTGCTCTTGATTTGAACATCAGCGTTCCTTTCACTAAAAGTTCTTTAGATCCAGATGGTCGTTTAGGTGAGCCAGTTAAAATTGGCTCTTTACTACCAGCAGCTGCAATCTCAGAAGGTGTTATTGGATCTCTTAAAAGCATTGCTCAGTCACAACAACCTGGGCAGATTAAGTTTAACAACGGAACGACAGAAGAAGTGCATCATGCAATCGCTCAACAGATTGTTGACGTACATGCAAAACTAGACAATTCAAATAAAGATAAATTTGAGCGTCTTGTAAATGTTGGTCCTGCAGGTTTGCAAAAAGTAACACACTGGCTTAAGAAACTAGAATCATCTAAATGAAACGATTTAAATCATTCATAACAGAAGAAGATATTCAAAAAGTTGAAGAGCAACTTGACGAAGCCTCATCAGCATTTAAAACGCGCAAAATTGGTCGCATGAAACTTATTCCAATTCGTTTTCGTACAATTGGTGGTAAAGTTGTTGCGCAACGTCGTGTTAAGAAGTCAGCTGTTAAAGGTTTCACACTTCGTGGTGGAAAATTAGTTAGAATGAGCCCTGGTGAAAGAATGCGCCGCAAGCGCGCACAAAGACGCGGTGCCATCAAACGTCGAGCAAAAATGGCACGAGCAAAAATGAGAAGAATGCGTACAATGAGACGCAGAAAAGCACTCGGAATTTAAAGGTATCATAAAAATGAAATTAATCGTAGAAACAGTCGAAGCAGTCAAATACCTAACTGAAGAAAAGAACGGTGTAAAACAATATTACATCGAAGGTATTGGTCTTCAGGGTAACAAGGTAAATCGCAATTTGCGCGAGTACAGTACAGATATTCTTGCACGTGAAGTAAATCGTTACAATAAAGAATATGTTAATGAAAATCGCGCATTTGGTGAGCTCGGTCATCCAGACGGACCTTCAATTAATCTTGATCGCGTATCGCACATGATTAAAGAGATTCGTCAAGAAGGCGATAATTTCATTATTAAAGCAAAAATTTTAGACACTCCATTCGGAAAGATCGTCAAGAATCTTATCGATGAAGAATGCAAGTTAGGCGTTTCTTCTCGAGGAATGGGTACGCTAAAGTCTGTAAATGGTGTTAACCAAGTACAGAACGATTATTATCTAGCCACAGCGGCAGATATAGTAGCTGATCCTTCAGCACCTGATGCGTTCGTTCGCGGCATTATGGAAGGCAAAGAATGGGTATGGAATAATGGCGTCATTGAAGAAGCCACCATAGACCAGATGCGCAATGAAATTGAAAGAGCAAAACGCAAGCAGTTGGAAGAGATCAAACTACGTCAATTTGAGAGCTTCCTCTCAAAACTGTAATTTTATAAATAAAATCATAACCATAAGGAGTTATTTCTCATGAAAACATTAGCAGAAGCTGCCGCTGAAATCTTGATGAAAACAAAATCAGATTCACCAGCAGAACCAATGAAGAAATTAGCAAGTGGTGCAGAGGTCGTTGATCTCGGCGGTTCAACACTTGACAAGCCAGAAGGTGACGAGATCGGCAAGAAAGCCGCTGCAGTACTTTCTCAGGCTCCTGCCCCAGGTAAGGGTGCAGCAGTTGCTGGCGATAAAGCAGCAAAAGGTCTTGGCGGTGGTGCGTCAAATCCAACAGCAATGGCTGAAGAAGAAGAAGTTTCAGACGAAGATGTTGTTACAGAAGTTGAAGCATCAGCTGACGAGACAATCGAAGTCGACGCTTCCTCAGAAGAATCAGTTGAAGAGATTGCTGAAGAAGAAGAATTGACTCCAGAAGAAATCGAAGAAGCCAAGCATGCTAAAGTCGCCATGATGCGCGATAAGATGAAGCAACTTGGCGTTAAGGAAGACATCGACGCCATTTTCAATGGTGAAGATCTTTCAGAAGAATTCAAGTCAAAGGTAGGCACAGTATTTGAAGCAGCCGTTATTGCTCGTGCAGTAAACGTTGTTGAAGAAATGGAAAAAGAAATCCTTTCTGCTGCAGCTCAAACTATTGAAGAAGCCAAAGCACAGATCGAAGAGCAAGTCGACAGCTACCTCAACTATATGGTTGAGCAGTGGATGGAAGAGAACAAGCTCGCCGTTACATCTGGCTTGAAGATGGAAATTGCTGAAGAATTCATGGCTGATATCAAGAATGTATTCGAAGCACACAACATCAACCTACCAGAAGAACAACTTGACGTTATGGAAGCAATGGTTTCCGAAAACGAAGAGTTGAAGAAGAAGTTAAATGACGTTCTTCATAGCAACATTGAACTTAAGAAAGAAGTCAATGAATCAAAGAAGAATGAAATCGTTACTAAAGTTTGCGAAGGGCTCACCGCAACGCAAGCTGAAAAAGTAAAAACACTCGCAGAGGGTGTAGAGTTCACCACAGAGCGTGAATACTCAGAGAAGTTGAAGATCATTCGTGAACAATACTTCTCAAGTAAGGTGAAAACAACTGCTGCTACGCCTGTCGTAGAAAGCGTTGATCCTGCTCCAGCATCGGACGAATCGGGAACGATTAGCCCATTGATGGAGCGTTATGTACGTTCAATTGGTAAAACTCTACCTCGTTAATTTTTAGGAGTAAATGAAAAATGTATTTATCTGAACAAATCCAATCAAAGTGGGCACCAGTCCTAGATCACCCAGATCTACCAAAGATTGATGACCCATACCGCCGTGCTGTTACGGCAGTCGTTCTTGAGAACCAAGAGCGCGCAATGGCTGAAGAAGCACGTCTTCTTTCAGAAGCATCACCTGCGAACATCACAGGCTTTACAACTAACTCATCAGCTGGCGGTGCAACTGCTGGTTATGATCCAATCCTAGTAAGCCTCGTTCGTCGTTCATTGCCAAACCTAATGGCTTATGACATCTGCGGCGTTCAGCCAATGACTGGTCCAACAGGTTTGATCTTCGCAATGCGTTCAAAGTTTGCCAACAACACTGCACTACTTGGTTCAGTTGGTCAAGGCAACGACGCTGGCGAAGCATTGTACAACGAAGCCGACACAGACTTCTCAGGTACAGGCACTCACACGCCATTCGATTCAGCTGTTAACCCAGGTTCAAACAGCGCATCAGTCTTCGGCTCAGCAAACACTGGTTACGGTGTTACAACAGCTGTTGGTGAAGATCTTGGCAGCGGCACAGCAATGGGCGCAATGGGCTTCTCAATTGAGAAGGTCACTGTAACAGCAAATACTCGCGCATTGAAGGCAGAGTATACACTAGAACTAGCACAAGACCTCAAGGCAGTGCATGGTCTAGACGCTGAAACAGAATTGGCAAATATTCTTTCAACAGAAATTCTTGCCGAAATCAACCGCGAAGTCGTTCGTACGATTTATCGTACAGCAACTCCAGGTGTTGCGTTTGCTGGTGCACCAGGTACATTCAACCTAGCAACTTCAGGTGGTGACACCGACGGTCGCTGGCAGGTTGAGAAGTATAAGGGCTTGATCTATGCAATCGAAAGAGAAGCAAATAAAATTGCTAAAGACACCCGTCGTGGCAAGGGCAATATCGTCGTCTGCTCATCAGACGTCGCATCAGCCCTCGCAATGTCAGGTCTTCTCGATTACAACTCAGCTCTCGCTGGTCAAGTAAGCCTAACTGTTGATGACACAGGCAACACATTCGCTGGTACACTATTCGGTCGTATCAAGGTTTATGTTGATCCATATTCTGTCCAAACAGCAGACTACGCAGTAGTTGGTTACAAGGGTACAGTAGCATATGACGCTGGTCTATTCTATTGCCCATATGTCCCACTACAAATGGTCCGCGCAATCAATCCAGATACCTTCCAGCCAAAAATTGGCTTCAAGACCCGTTATGGTCTAGTTGCTAACCCATATGCTGAAGGATCAACGATTGGTCTTGGCAGACTAGCAAACAACTCAAACCTATACTACCGCAAGTTTATCGTTTCAAACTTGAAGTAATATTTGTTGAGAAAGTATTTGCCAACTTATCTAAAATAATAAGGCAAAACAAATTAGAGGGGGTCGAAAGACTCCCTCTTTTTTTACACCTAAATAATTTGTAGTCACACGGAGCGATACTCATGTCAGTATCATATGTACCAAAAGATCGCGATATCGCACAATATAATAAGTTCAAATTAAATTTTGATCGTTTACCTAATATGACATTTTTCTGTAAAAATGTTAATCTTCCAGGTATCATCAATAATGCCGTTCGTGTAGAAACGCCATTTTCTGCATTTTTAGTCCCTGGTGATAAAACCGAATTCAATACACTAGAAGTAAATTTTTTAGTTGATGTGAATTACACTGCTTGGTTAGAAATATTCAATTGGATTACAGCACTAACCTTCCCTAAAGATTTCGAACAATATCAAAATTTACAAAATACACAACGCACAACCTTAATACCTAGCGGTCGTCAACGTGGAAATCAATATAGTGATGCAATGCTTACAATCTATACAAATAGAAATAACGCAAACCTTCGAATAAAGTTTAAAGATTGCTTTCCTCTTGCAATTGGATCCATTGAATTTGATGTAGAAAAGACGGCTGAAGACCCTGTTATGTGTAGCGCAAGTTTTGGGTATTCTCTTTACGAAATTGAAAAAGTATAGTATAATAATATAACAACCAGTTGTATTATTTAAGGTGTATGTATGAATGCGATTCCGCTCACTCAGATCATTGAGATGTGGGAAAAAGACTCAGAAGTGGATCAAACTGAGCCTGGTAAAGAAATCATCAAGATTCCAACACTTCACGCGAAGTATGCGCGCATTCTTTCAGCACATTCTCTTGCTTCGAAGCAGTGTCATATTGAATATGCGAGAATGAAAAAGATCAAGTATGAATATTACAACGGCAAACTTGATGCTGATGAATTGAAGAAGTATGGCTGGGAACCTTTTCGATTTTTATTAAAGTCAGATATAGGTACATATCTTGACGCCGATCAAGATCTTGTAAAGATTACAGCCAAACTCGCATTACATGAGGAATCAATTACTTTTTGTTCTTCGGTGCTTAAAGAGTTGAACGCTCGCACATATCAATTACGTGCATTTATGGATTGGGAAAAATTCATTCAGGGTGGACATTAATGGTATCGAATAAGAACGATCAAGACGCTCATGATGCGCTTAATGGATTTCCGTTAGAAGAAACGCAACCCTCACTCAAAGAAGCTGCTGCAGCTGCACTCAAAGAATTAGAACGGATAAATAAATTTATCGTCATTGACAATTCTGTCATTGAGAAATTGAAAAATGCTTTGGTATGATAATCTACACAAATATTCACATCACTGTTAAAAAAATAAATGAGGTTTATCTTCATTTAGAATGCGAAGAAAATATAAAAGCAGAGTTAGCTGAATATTTTTCTTTTTTTGCTCCCAATTATCAGTTTAGTCCATTATATAAAAAGAAAATTTGGAACGGGAAAATTTATCTTTTTAATCGTAAAAAATCTTTGCTGTTTGCAGGGTTAGTGCGTTATCTAAACGAGTTTGCTAAAGAAAAAGATTATGCAATTGATTATGACGATTCAATTGACGTATTCAACGAATACTCATTAGAAGAAGCCAAGCAGTTCGCAGATTCTCTCAATTTGCAGTCACGCAATCAACCTATTGAAGTTCGCGATTATCAATTAGCAGGATTTGCAAAAGCAATTCGCTATCAAAAGATGCTGATGCTTTCACCTACAGCATCGGGTAAATCATTAATCATTTACTTGATTATGCGCAAACTTTTTGCCGATAAATGTAAACGCGGACTACTTATTGTTCCGACTGTTTCTCTTGTTGAACAAATGTACAGCGACTTTGCTGATTATTCTACAGGTAATGGATGGAACGTAAGTAATAATTGCCAAAAAATTTATCAGGGTCAAGATAAACTGATTACTCGTAATTTAGTCATCTCTACATGGCAATCTATTATGGATATGCCTAAAAAGTTTTTTGAGCAGTTTGATTTTGTTATTGGCGACGAAGCGCATGGCTTCGAAGCAAAGTCGCTTTCTAAAATTATGACACGACTAGTCAATGCAAAGTATCGTATTGGTACAACTGGTACGGTTAAGGATACCAAAGTGCATAAGTTGTCACTAGAAGGTTACTTTGGTGCAATCACTAAGATTATTACAACGAAAGAGTTGATTGATCGTGGTCAGTTATCCGACTTTGAGATCAAATGCTTAACGTTAAAATATTCTGAACAAACTTGCGCAATGGTAAGTAAATTTGATTACCAGCAAGAAATGGACTTTCTCGTAACGAACAACTCACGAAATATTTTCATTAGAAACTTGGCTTTATCGTTAAATAATAATACACTAGTATTGTTTCAATACGTTGAAAAACACGGTAAAGCATTATACGATATGATCTCTGAGAAAGCAGGAAATCGAAAAGTATTTTTTGTTTTCGGTGGAACTGATGTCATAGATCGAGAAGAAATTCGTAAAATTGTAGAAACAGAAAAAGACGCTATCATTGTTGCTTCGTATGGAGTATACTCTACTGGCGTAAATATTCGTAACCTACATAATATTATATTCGCTTCACCAAGTAAGTCTAAGATTCGCAATCTTCAATCTATAGGTCGCGGCTTACGATTAGGAGACGATAAAGAAAAAGCCACTCTTTACGATATCTCTGATGACCTTCGGTACAAGAAATATGTCAATTTCACATTGAAGCATTTCGCTGAACGACTTAAGATATATCACGAAGAGAAATTCAAAATCTCAACCTATAAGGTAGAATTAAAAAATGGGTAAACAAGAAAAAAACGTTAAGTTTATCAAACTTAATAACGGTGAAGATTTAATTGCTGAAATTGAAGATTCAAATGATACACAGTTCATGTTTAAAAATCCGATGAAGATCATCGTAGATACAGATTTAGAAACAAGTAAACAAATTATCTTTTTACACCCTTGGCTTCCTTCAGGTGTTGTGCAAATGAACAGTATAACTTTACCTTCGAACGTTGTCTTCTTGACAACAGAAGTATTAGATGATGTTCGTGAATACTACATCAATATGGTCTCGGAAGTCGAGATGAGCGAAATGATTAAAAAGAAACAGAAAAGAAAGAAAAAGAAAGTAGTTTCTTCTGAACCACTCGAAACAGATAATGTATTAGATTTCTCTGAGTTGATAGATAGAATTAAGAAGAATAGACCAATACACTAAAGAATATCTAATATAGCATTCAACCGACCACATACTTATTATAAACTTCAACTTTTTACAGGTCAAGCAGCATGGCAAAGAAAAATCATTATGTAAACAATGCCGACTTTCTGAAGGCATTAACTGAGTACAAAAAGGCTTGTCGCAAGGCAAAACGCGAGGGATTACCCAAACCAAACATTCCAGATTATATTGGAAAGTGTTTGATGCTCATTGCTGAAAATCTTTCACATAAACCAAATTTCCTCTCATACTCGTTTCGAGATGAAATGATTGGTGATGCGATCGAAAACTGCATCATGTATTTTGATAACTTTGATCCGAAAAAATCAAAGAACCCATTCGCATACTTTACGCAGATCATTTACTTTGCTTTCATTCGCCGCATTCACAAAGAAAAGAAGCAGTTATATGTAAAATATAAGTCTACTGAACAAATTGGTATATTGGATGAATACGATCAGTTCGACTCAGATGAAAACGGCGGTATGACGAAACAGTTTGAGATGTATGATAACATCTCTGAGTTTATCGTAAACTTTGAAGAATCTAAGTTGAATAAGAAAAACAAACGCAAGAAAAAGAAGTCGCTAGAAAACTTCATCAGTGAGGACTAAAATGGCTACCAAACCACAAGAAGAAGATTTTGGCTTTACATTTATTGACGAATCCGAAATCGATGCTGAGATCAAACGAGTCGCCGAAGGTGCAGCGGAAGAAGCCTCACTTCAAGTTGAATTGTCATATAAAGATCGTTTGAAACAGGTTGAGGATCTCATTCTTCCGTTCCTAACAAACTTGACTAAAGACCCGCAAAAGGTTATGATTAAGTGGCCAAATAGAGCCGAAGTTGTTGATCGGCAAATTCAGAAACTACTTAAGATTACACGTGACTAATGAAAATAGCGATTGTCGGTGATACTCATTTTGGGATGAGAGGGGACTCTATACAGTTTCATCAACTGTATCAGGAGTTTTATGAGAAGGTGTTCTTTCCGTATTTGAAGGAGCATAACATTACTCAGGTATTTCAGCTGGGCGATCTGTTTGATCGTCGTAAGTATATCAACTTCACAACGCTACACCTTTCTAAGAAATACTTTTTCGATCATATCGAAAACAACAACTTAGATTTTCATACAATTCTTGGTAATCACGATATCTCTTATAAGAATACTCTTGAAGTAAACTCCTCAGCATTGCTGCTCGAAGGTTACGCCAAGATTAAAGTTCATACTGAACCGACAACAGTTGAAGTTGACGGAATTCCTATTGATCTAATTCCTTGGATTTGTAAAGAAAACGAAGCAGAGATTGCAGAGTATTTTAAGAATACCAAGTCTCAGATTTGTTTCGGTCACTTTGAGATTCAAGGGTTTGAGATGGATCGCGGTAACGTATGCCATGAAGGTATTGACCGTGATGTTCTTTCAAATTATGAAATTGTTTTGTCGGGGCATTTCCATCACAAGAGCAGCGACGGGCATATCACTTATGTCGGCACTCCTGGTGAAATGACTTGGGCTGACTATAACGATCCTCGTGGCTTTCACATTTTCGATACTGAAACTCGCGAGTTAGAGTTTATTGAAAACCCATACAGAATGTTCTATAAGATTCTGTACGATGAAACGAAAGAAGATTTGGAAAGTGTAAAGACCAAAGACTATACACAATACACCAATCGTATTGTTAAAGTTGTAGTCGTGAATAAGACAAATCATCTTTTGTATGATATGTTCTTGGACAATTTGTATCAAGCATTGCCGTTAGACGTAACTGTTGTTGAAGATTTTACAGATTATTCTGAGATCTCTGATGAAGACGTTATTGATCAAGCGGACGATACTTCTACAATCTTAGACAAGTATATTGAAAGTCTAGAACTTGAAGTTGATAAAAATATTTTGAAACAACTCATGAAAGAGATATACTATGAGGCTCAATCGTTAGAAACTGGCAATGCATGACAACATTTAAAGCGATTCGTTATAAAAATTTTCTTTCTGCTGGTAACATCTTTACCGAAATTTCTTTACAGAAAGAAGAACAGACTCTGATCATTGGCGAGAATGGTGCAGGTAAATCTACCATTCTTGATGCCATCACATTTGCGTTGTTTGGTAAACCGTTCCGCAATATCAATAAGCCGCAGATTATCAACTCAGTAAATGGTCGCGATTGTGTTGTTGAAGTTGAATTTAAATGTTACTCGAAAGACTATAAGATTATTCGTGGTCTGAAACCAAACATCTTTGAAATTTATTGTGATGGTGAGTTGCTGGATCAGGACGCAAAGTCTAAAGATTATCAAGACTTCCTCGAGAAGCACATTCTGAAATTTAACTACAAAGCATTCACTCAGATCGTCATTCTGGGTAGTTCATCGTTTGTTCCGTTCATGCAGTTATCGGCTGCCGATCGCCGCGCAATTATCGAAGACTTGCTCGATATTCAGATTTTCTCTGCGATGAATCAAATTGTAAAAGAAAGAAACAACACATTGAAGGCAAGTGCAGTTAAACTCAAAGCCGATATTGAATCGACCGTTGCGCAAATTGATATGCAAAAGAAATATATCGAAGAAGCGAAAAAGAACAATCAAGATCAAATTGAACTGAAAGAACAAGAGTTGAAAGAGAATCAAGATCAATTAGAGAAACTTGAAAAGGACTCTGAACTAATTCAAAAGCATATTGACGCACTACTCAAAACGGTGGCTGATGAAAAAAGTGTAAAGGACAAGAATAAAAAACTTTCTCAATTTGAAGCGAAAATCGATAACAACATAACCAAGTTGCAAAAAGATATCGACTTCTTTAACAATAACGACACATGCCCTACTTGCGATCAACAGATCAATAACAAGGAAGAAAAGATCACTCAGTACAATACAAAGATGATCGATCTACAAGACGGCATGACTAAACTCAAGGAACAACAAGATGCCGTTTTACAGAGAATCAATAACATTGAAAGCATCAACAAGAACATTCTTGCGCATCAGTCAGAGATTACAAGGATTAATGCGTCTCATACACAAATTAAAAAGTATGTTAAGAAACTTGAGAAAGAAATAGAAGATTTAAAGACCAAGAAAGTCTTGAGCGATGATATGATGAATATCTCTCAAGAGCTGTACGACAACTTAACCAAGTTGCAGGCAGATAAAGGCGAGTTGATTGATCGTAAAAAATATATCGACGTTGCTGCATTCTTGTTGAAGGATAGTGGTATCAAAGCGAAGATTGTAAAACAATATCTACCAATCATTAACAAGTTGGTAAACAAATATCTGGCTTCTATGAACTTCTTCGTTAATTTCGAGATTGATGAAGAATTTAAAGAAAGCATCAAGTCTCGTCATCGCGATGATTTTAGTTATGAAAACTTCTCTGAGGGTGAGAAGCAGAAGATCGACTTGTCCTTGCTCTTTACTTGGCGCGCAATCGCTAAAATGAAGAACAGCATCAATACGAATATTCTATTGTTGGATGAAGTGTTCGATTCAAGTTTGGACGCAAACGGTACAGAGTCATTATTGCAGATTCTAAATACGTTACCAGATAATACAAATATCTTTGTTATATCGCACAAAGATAGTTTACATGATAAGTTTAAGAATATCTTGAAATTTGAAAAGCGCAAGGGCTTCTCTGTTCTTGCTTGAGGATAAAATTATGTCTGATAAGAAAATTAAATTCGTCGACGGTCAAATGTATGAATATGAAATTTACAACTTTGTAGATTCATACTCTGATGTTCTTGCTCAAAAAACTGAAACATTTGATTTCAACAACCCACCAGTACCACCACGATACTTGGCGGTGTCTTTAATTGAGACTATGGTACAGAATAGAGGTATTGGTTTGGCGGCGAATCAGGTTGGCTTGCCTTATCGCGTTTTTGTTATGGGTGCACAAAACGTCGCCTTTGCTTGCTTCAATCCTGAGATCTTAGAAACGGAAGGCGAAGAAACAGTACATGAAGGTTGCTTGAGTTTTCCAGGTTTGTATTTGAAAGTGAAACGACCTTTTAAAATTAAAGTGCGATATACAGAGATGAATGGCAATGAGAAGGAAGTTACATTCGAAGGATTAACTGCTCGCATCTTTCAGCATGAGTTAGATCACCTGAATGGTGTAAAATTCACTTCGTTGGTTGGTCCTGTTGCCCTAGATATAGCCAAGCAGAAAGTGAAAAAGAACCTCAAGAAAATGGGGGATGTCGTAAGTTATTGATTCTTAAGGGGTTTTTACCCCTTGCTTTTTCGTGATGTTATAAGGTAAAATAGTCTTATGAATCACGCTAATTTACAAAATTCTAAATCGCTCCTTGCCAAACTCTTGGCATCAGAGAACATCACGGTCTCGCACCAAAACGTTCGAACCGCATACTTCGACCTTAAAAATCGCACAATGGTTCTTCCTGTATGGAAGGACATGGACGGCGACTTGTATGATCTACTGACAGGTCATGAGGTGGGTCATGCTCTCAACACGCCAGCGCAAGGTTGGCACAATGAAGTCGCCGAAACAGATAAAAAGTTCAAAGACTTCTTGAACGTTATCGAAGATGCGCGCATTGAAAAGTTGATCAAACGCAAGTTCCCTGGACTCTCAAAGTCTTTCGCTCGAGCGTACACTTCACTATATGAGCGTGACTTTTTCGGCATTAAAAAACTAAAAGACCTCAGCAAGTTGACTCTGATCGATCGCATCAACCTGCGATTCAAGATGGGTGCGCATGTCATTGTTGAATTTAATGACTTTGAGCGCGACATTGTCAAAGAAGTCGAGGCTGCTGAAACTTGGGATCAAGTTGTTGATATTGCTCGTCGTGTGTATGACTATACGAAACAAAATGAGCAAGACAAAGTCCAGAATCAGCAAGAACTCCAAGAGCAGATGCGCAATGAAAGCCAGCAGGATCAAGATGAATCTGGTGAGTATGATGACGTTGACGATGATTCTGACTATGAAGATGACATCGACGGTAACGATGATTCTGACCTAGACGAAGAATCAGACGGTACTGATGCCGAAGATTCTCAGGATCAAACTGAGTCTGACGATCAAGAAGATGCTGAAGAAAATCAGTACAGTTCTGGTGGCGGTGATCAAGAAGAACAAGAAGATGAAGATGAGCCACAGTCTGTAACTGATCGCAATTTCCGCCAGCGTGAGCAGGAATTGGTCAACGAGACTGGCAAAATCTTCATGTATGAATTGCCTGATGCTGTTCTTGAGAACATCATTCTTCCCAACACGGAAGTTGTGAATGATCTTGAGACATTCTTTCGTGCACAAGTTGAAGACCCGAATCGTCGTTATGGTCATCACGGTATTGCATACGACACTGTTGTTCAAAAGTGTGTTCGCAAGTTCAACACGAACAACAAGAAAGTCATTATGCATATTCTGAAAGAATTTGAGATGCGCAAGAAAGCCAGCGAGTATGCTCGAACGCAGACTGCTCGCACTGGTGAGTTGAATATGAATGTGCTGCACAAGTACAAGTTCAGCAATGATCTGTTCAAGAAAATCAGTGTTGTGCCGAAGGGCAAGAATCATGGTTTTATCATGTTCGTTGACATGTCTGGTTCGATGGGCGATATTCTCCGCAACACGATTGAGCAGATGCTTGTGCTTGCGTCGTTCTGTAAACTTGCCAAAGTCCCGTTTGAAGTTTATGGTTTCAGCGACGATTGTTATGACAACAAGAAGTTGCGCGAAATGATGAAGAAAGAGCGTTTCGTTTCTAATCGTACAATTGACATGACGATGACCAGCAATTGGTTCCATCTGAAGCATCTGATTGGTTCTTCGCTGTCACCTGTTCAATATCGTCGTGCGTTCAATGCGATGTGCGTTGTTGCGAATGAATATGGTCGTTATTATGAGACTCATGGTTCATATGACAACGATCATGGTAGTTGGAAGTATGATTGGGACACTTCTGGTTTTGGTTTGAATGGTACTCCGTTCATCGAGGCACTTCTTGCTTCTCGTGGAATCATTACTGCTTTCCAGAATAAGCATCAGTTGGATGTTTGCAATGTTGTCTATCTAACTGACGGTGAAGGTGGCAACAATCTGTCATATCCTCCGATGGAAATTGAATCTGGTTTCTATGATGATCGCCGCAGGTCTGTTGTCTATCTGATTGACAAAAAGACCAAGAAGAAAGTCAAGTTGGCCAATCAGTATTATATGCAAGCAGCGATCACAGAGTTGGTTGCTGATGTGACTGGTTGCAAACATCTTGGCTTCTTTGTTGGCAACAAGAAAGCCATTCAACGCGACATGAAGTATCTTATTGCTGACAAGTCGCATGAGCAACAAGATGTTGCCAAGAAATGTTTTCGTGAGCATAATTACCTTATCGTTGAGCGTCTGGGATATGACAAATATTTCTATGTTGCTCTTCCGAACACTAACATTGTCGACGACAAACTTGAGATCACCAGCGATATGAACAAGAACAAGATGGCTCGTGAGTTCTCCAAGAACGTGGGTAGCAAGAAGAGCAATCGTCTTCTGCTCACGAAACTAGCCGAAGAACTGGCGGTGGCGTAAGTTGTTGATTCTATTAGGGTTTTTTCTATTGCGTTTTAGGGAAAAAACAGCGATAATAGTCTTATGAAATGTGAAAACTCTTTTATTCCTGAAACTTATAATCGTCTTGAAATAATCGTCCGTGATTTTAATTCTGTGTCTAATCGCGCTGAATTGAACTTATCTGATAATGATAAAATCTCGGCTGAAGTTATGTATGAACTGTGTAAATCGTACATGGCTGAATATGAACGTTTGTATCCTGAACTTGAACCTAGTCGTGATGGTCCTTCTAATCTTACATGGGTGAAAGGTTGGTAATATGAAAATCAACGATACTATAAAAGTCGAGGCTAGTGAATCTTTGGGCACACCAGCCTGTAATGCGCGCGTGTTGGAATTTGACACGTTCAAACTTGAAAAAGGTGACTTGAACGTTATCTATGTTCGGTGTGATGATGGTGATGAAGGCTATGTAACTGCCGCTGCTCCGCACCGTGTTGTTGATGATATGGGTTTTGTTCTTAAATAATTTACAGTGAGTGATTTTGATATGAAAAAGTCTACATATTCGAATTTGTCCGATAAGAGCACTCTTCTTGAAAATATGACTGCTCATTTCGACAAAGATGTAATTTCGGCAAAGGAACTTCACGCATACGTGAAACTCAAGAAAATTCCTTTTCCATATTTCATCACTAAAGAGCGCAAAGTTGGTCGTGGTCAATTCAGCATCGTTCCGAAGCATGTTGGTTGTGTCACTCCCGTTGCTAAGAAAAAGGTTCAACCTGAACCTGTTGCCGCTGCCGCGATGGTTGCGCAAGTTGTAAATATTGCTTCTCGTCGTGCGACAAATGTAACTGAATCATTTGTTCCCGAGCACAACGAAACATATGTTCCGTTTGGCTTCTATAATGACTTGCGCGACATTATCAAGTCTCGCATTTTCTATCCCATCTATGTCACTGGTCTTTCTGGTAACGGCAAGACCATGATGATCGAGCAGGTTTGTGCTGCGCTCAAACGTGAGTTGATTCGCGTCAACATCACAAAGCGCACCGATGAGTCTGACTTGATCGGTTCTTACGAACTGGTAGATGGAAACACGATTCGTCGCGAGGGTCCTGTAATCACTGCGATGCGTCGTGGTGCTGTGCTCTTGCTTGATGAGTGCGATCTTGGGACAGAAGATATCCTGTGCTTGCAGCCGATTCTCGAAGGCAAACCATACTTTGACAAGAAGACTGGTGAAGTCGTCCATCCTGCCTCTGGCTTCAACGTGATTGCGACTGCGAACACGAAGGGCAAAGGCAGCGACGATGGTCGATTTATCGGTACAAACTTGCTCAATGAAGCGTTCCTGGAACGTTTCGCGATCACTGTTGAGCAAGAGTATCCGCCAGCCAATACTGAGCGCAAGATTCTTGAGAAGAATTTCGCTGTTCTGAATATCACTGACACGACGTTCATTGATCGTCTGATCACGTGGGCTGAAGTTATTCGCAAGAGTTTCTCGGATGGTGCGGTTGATGAAGTCATCTCGACTCGTCGTCTTGTTCATATCACCAAAGCATTCTCTATCTTCAACAATCGTTTGAAGGCAATTGAGATGTGCTTGAATCGTTTCGATGCTGACACCAAGACTGCGTTCTTGGATCTTTACACGAAGGTTGACGTTGAAGCAACTCCTGCTCCTGTTGCTCCTGAAGCCACTGCGACTATTGCGCGTCCATATGAATTGGTCGTGACCAGAGACCCCAGCACGCTCAGCACCACTTTTTCGTATAGAGGTGAGTCTGTGACATTCTCTGAGTTGGAGATTGAAGAGTTGCGAAATCAAGGATTGTCAGAAGAGCAGATCAAACTCCGTGTTCTTGAAACTCTTGACAAGGTTGCTGTTCGCAGAAGCAACGGCGGTGTGTTCTAATAGGAGATTATCATGGGTCTTGATATGTATTTGAATGCTTCGAAGTATCTTTCTGCTTATAACGAAGCAGATAAAGAAACGAAAGAAGCAATGGTGAAATTGTTTCCTGAGTTGAAAGATTATATGAGGAATGGTGGATTTCATTTCAAGGAAGTGACTGCTGAGGTTGGATACTGGCGAAAGGCAAACGCAATTCATAACTGGTTTGTGCAGAATATTCAAGAAGGCAACGATGATTGCAAACCATATTTCGTCGGTCGAGAAGAGTTGGGTGAACTGCACGAATTGTGCCAACAAGTTTTGGCTGATCGTAGTCTTGCCCAAGAACTCTTGCCGCCAACTGCTGGGTTTCTCTTTGGTAGCACTGATATTGATGAAGGATATTTCGATGATCTTCGAAGCACGATTGAGATCATTAATCGTGCTCTTGCTCTTCCAGAAGGTTGGTGGATAGAGTATCAGTCAAGTTGGTAAGATGTAATAATTTTACTTTGTACACTTGTTAGGTTATAATAAGTGTATGTTGTAGTGAAAGCCCCGACGCTACGACATTTTGTGAAGGGGTGTTTTGTAAAGGTGATAATATGTCTGCTATTTATTCTATGTACAACTACCTTGCTGATGGTAACACTGTGACCACGCGTCAGGCTCGCTCGCTTTTCAAGGTCGAGAATGTCGCTGATCTCGTGTATCGTCTCCGCAACAACGGTGTTGCTGTTTACACCAACCGTGTAACGAACAGCCGTGGCGAGTCGACCATCGCCTATCGTCTTGGTACTCCGAGCGAACAGTTCGAGAAGTATTTTGATCGCGGTCAAGTTGGTCGCGCTCGCAAGACTCTTTATCGTAACGCCATCGGCGTTTCGATGGCTGCTTAATTCTGTAAGCAAGCAATAAAACCGTTCTGGTTCTGTCGGGGGGCGTTCAGCCCCCCACAGTTTTTATAAGGATTAAGATTTGCTTTTGCATAAGTAATGGGGTACAATATCGGTACTCTGTTAACAAAAAGAGAAGATGACCATGGCTAAAGTTATTGTTGCAAAAACTAAGATTGATTGTTCAGATTTGATGGGTAAATTCGTTGATGAATCCCATTACGATGTTCTAGTTGAAGAAGATACAGATTGTTATCTTCCAGCAGATTGTGACATCACAACTCGCGCATCTTGCAAAAAGACAGATTGTTCTGAATGTGAAGAGATGAATCCTAAAGATGAAAAAAGAATTGGTTTCATCTTCCGTAAGAATTGGTTTACAAAAGAAGAACAAGAGCAAGCATATATTGGTTTGCGTGGTGCTGCAACAGCCACTCAAAATCGCGGTATGGCTGCAGGACCAAAAGGCGCAAAACTTGGTGGTCGTGATTGGGCTACTGTTGAACAGATTGATACACTGACTTACCTTTGTGAGTTGAGCGAGAATAGTATTTCAGACGATCTTGAATCTTCTTTGAATACAATTCGTGGGCTTGCTGAAAAGAAAGAAGATACACGAGGGTTGGTTTGGCTTTCCTCTGAAGTTGAAAAGCATCAATTCAATTATGAAGAATGGTTGAAAGCAGTTGTAAAGAAATCAACTGCTGAAATTAAGAAAGAAGCCAAGTGGGTTCTTGAGACGTTCATCTCCGACACAACCTATGCAAACGCAGTTCTTTCTGGCGTAGCAGGTTGGTTTGATCGTTATCCTCGCATTCCATATGGTCGCGCTACTTCTTACACTCGCGACAATTTCGATAAATTTCAAATGGCTTTCCCATTCCTACAGTCACTTGATCGCGGCTTTCGTGAATTGCTTCCATGGCGTTGGAGCAATCAAAAGGCTGCAGCAGATAAAATTGACTCGCGATTCTTGGTTCCAGGAACCGTATTCACCACAGTCACTGTGAATAGTAACTTCAGAACAGCGGCACATTATGATGCTGGTGATCTCAATTCAGGTTTGAGTAATCTTCTTGTTGTTTCGAATGGCGGGAGATACAAAGGTGGTTATCTTGTATTGCCAGAATATCGTGTTGCTGTAAACGTTCGTCCAGGCGATCTGCTTTTGATCAACAATCATGAATGTATGCATGGAAATACTCCAATTGAATTGGAAGATGAAGATGCAGAACGCATCAGTCTTGTTTGCTACTTCCGCGAAAAGATGCTTGAACTTGGCTCATACGAATATGAAAACACTCGTTATCAATATGTTGAAAGTCGTCGTAAAAACAGAGAACATAGACTTTGGAAACCATTATGGAATGGTATTTCGGAAGGTATGTGGGCTGAAGAAGAGTGGTATGACTACCTGAGAGAACACGGTGGTCAGGAGATGCTTGATAAATATCACTTGAATGAATTGAACAAAAAGAAAGGTTCGAGCCTTGAAGGATTGTTTGCATAATGTGTGCGATAATTGGTGCAATTCTAAAACAACCTACTGAATCTGACTGGAATGCTGTTAAAAAAGTATTCCAGCAGTCGGGAATTCGCGGTTTGCACGCAACAGGGGCATCCTTTCTTCTTCATTGGAATAAAGGCATCACCTCGTTCGTAGAACCTGTGCCTGTTGAAAAGTTTATACAAATTCATTTAGAAAAATCTGTCAAAGAGTTTGTAAATGAAGATGGTAATCTTTATATGATTGGGCATTGTCGCTATTCAACTTCCGATCTCGAATACAATCAACCCATATATAACGATCAATACTCTATTGCTCACAATGGTGTTGTATCTCAAGAGATGCCTGAGCGTTGGAAAGAACTGTACGGCTATGATTGCGTCACTCGAAATGATAGTGAATTGATTCTACAATCAATTACAGCAGGCAAGTCCCCATTAGAAGAATTTCCCGACTCTTCAATGGCGGTCGCCGAATTACATCGAGATAAGAAATTGCGCTTTTATCGAAATGGTAAGCGACCAATTTACTTTACTCATATGCAGAATGGGTATATAATTACTTCTACGGAAGACATTGGTGTACGATCTTCAATCAAGCCAATTCAAATGCCAATGAACACTTATATGACTGTTGGTGATGATCTTACCTTGAATATGGTAAGAGTGAAAACAAAGAAACCTGATCTTCAGAATGCATAGAGAAAAAATTCTTCTTATTGATAACGTCTTTGCTCCATCTAAAAAAGATAGAATCTTAAATGGAGTGCAGAAATTCAGCAAAGCGCAGCGTGATGTGCTTTCTGAATATTATGACGTTTACTATTTGACTATGAAAGGGTCTGATATTCAATTTCAGAATCAGATCATACTTGATTGCATTCATGATGTTAATTTGCCAGTAAAAGATAAGCGTAAGTTGACTAAAAAGATTTCTGATGCAATTGTGAAAGTCATTAAAGAAGTACAACCTAATATTGTAATGGATAATTCTTGTAAACACTTAACGAGTATTTACAAACATTATAAAAACGGTGTTGTGTTTGATCACTATCATCGCCCTTCAATGCCACTTACTCCTGAAATTAAAAGTCGGTTTGATCGTAGAAAAGTCTATTGGTGTGGTGTTTCTAAATGGCAGCATGAGCGTTTTGGTGGTTTGTTTGATGGTACAACTTCGGTTCATCTAGTTGAAAAGGAAGAACTACCAGTTGAACCGAAGCCTTATGCTGTGTTCGTTGGTCGTTGGGATAGTGGTAAGAAGCCACAAGTAATGATGCGTATGCATGGTAAGCATGCGCCGAAAGATTTCATTCTTCATGTCTTCACAACACTCAAGCATTGCTACATCAAGAAAGAAGATGAAAACAATATTGCGGCGTTGAAGAAGTATAAGAATATCAAATTCCACTTTGACGCACCTCGTGAAGAAATAATGAAATGTATGCGTGAGGCTACTTACATTCTTGGTAGCGGTAAAGAATCTACTGGTATTGTATCAATGGAAGGCGCAACATTTGGTGTTCCATATATTGTTCTTGGTAGCGACTATGTTCCAGAGCAGGAACATATGCATCCTTTTTCAATGGCTCTTCTTGATCGTAATTTAGATATACCAACATCAGAACAATACAAAGCTGCTATTGAACGCTTCCAAAAATACACTCTGGAAGATCGAAAAAAAATAGCGAAATATGCTTTTGTCAGGTATAATAGAAAACAGTTTTTAATTAATCAACTTCGTCTTATTAACGACGTAAAGGCAAAATATGCATTATGATAAAGCCAGTTTTACATACGGTGTTGAACTTGAATACGGCGATTCTTATCGCTTCAATGAACTTCCAACTGGCGCAAAGTGGAACGACAAAGACAATACGTGTGTTAGTACCACAGGTATTGCGAATGACCCACTAGGTCTTTTGTACAAATATGGTGGTGAAATAAACACCAAGCCGACAGAAACTGTTAAAGAACAAATTGAGCACATTGCTGAAATCAATGCAATGCTACAACCTGCTCCTGTTGTAAACTACAGAAGCAATCTTCATATTCACGTTCGTGTTCCTGGTCTTAAAGACGATCTAGATAGTTGTAAGAAACTGTTAAGATACATTAATGAGTTTCAACAGCAAGCATTTGATATTGTAGAGACTATTCCAGTTCCTAGTAAAAGTATGCTTGAGCCTGAAGTTTATGAATGGGCATTGAAACGAATGAAACGACGACAGAAGTCGCATCAATATAAGTTACCTGAGTCTCGCGTCAACGCAATGATGAACGCAAAGACAACTCAGGAGTTTTATGAAGAACATGCACCTCTAACTGAAAAGGGTCGTATGTGGTTCTTTTCGCCACGAGCAGGAATCAATCTTCGTCAGATGTGGGAAGAAACTAATACAATTGAATTTCGCCACTTCCCAGGCACTCTGGATATGATTGAAATGGAATCTTGCATATGCTGGTGTCGTGAATTTCTAGACGCTGCATTAAATACAGAAAAGACTCCAACAGAAATATTTTGGGAAACGTCATATAAGTTTCCTAAATTCCAACCTTATGAATTTGAAACTGAACAGATTTATCAATGGACTAATTTCGACGCTCACAGCCGTAAGATTGTTGAAAAAAGATTAAATGCATTGCGAGAAAAGATTGACATTGATGCTGTAGGTAGTATAAACTCAAAGGATATCTACCCGCATATGGTACAACTACGAGAGCAAGGTCTATGAATGTTTTATTTGTATGTCATGGTAATATCAACCGCTCTGCTGCGGGTGAAATTATTTTAAAGAAAATGTGTCCAGATTGGAATGTAAAATCGGCTGCTCTTAAAGATACAAAGGGTAACGAAATCACTGCAAAGAAGATGCGCACCGCATTGAGTGAATCTGGGTATGATGGTACGGGTATTCGTTCAACCCCCATCTCGCAAGAGTTGATTGATTGGGCTGATGTAGTATTCTACATGGACAATAGTAACGAAAATAAACTTCGTGAGAAATTTGGCGAGGAAGTCTTCAATAAAGCCACACGAATTAGTTCGTTGATTAATGTTCCTAAAATCCCAGACCCTAACTTCGCACAAGGTAATGAATTACATAAGCAAGTGATTGTTATGTTAGAAGAAGCATTAAAGGTTTTTATTCAGAAGCATGAATCTCCAGCGTCGTGAAGAATTCATACGCTGGTATGCATGGTCAATGAAATATGGCGACTGTGATCCAGCAGTATGGATAACAAACTATCTTCATAAAAGATATGAACACAATAGTGAAGAGCGACTCTGGTTTGCTTGGTTGTATGGTAACACCTACCAATTGCCAACTGCATGGGTTCTGAAAAATGAATTCCCAGACTATGAACTCGCCACTGTGGATCGTATCGAATGGTGGAATAGTCAAAATTATCAACGTTTGCGTTATCAAACAGACACAAAGTGGAACAAAGGTCACTTGCCGACCATGTTCGCTTCTTACCAACAATTTATTGGCAAGAAAACTCAACGTGAGGTTCTAGAAAATTATTATGGCGACAACGAAACACAATCTTTCCACAATCTTTGGAATAATCTTAAGACTTCTCTTTACAAATTTGGTCGCTATTCCACTTGGTTTTATCTTCAGCATCTTGTTCATACTGCTGGCATTAACTGTGTACCTGACAGCCTCATGCTTGACGATTTTGCAGGGTCTCGTTCTCATCGTAATGGTTTGCATCTCGCCATCGGGCAAGACGACAAATATGATGTTAAACTCACTGCTTCAGAATGCGCAGACCTTGAAAGCATCGCCAAGGAAATTCTTGAGGAAACCCGATCTCGATTCCCTGAATTGAATAGCCAGATAGACTTTTTCACGATGGAGACTTGTCTTTGTTCATTCAAGAAAATCTTTCGTGAGAATCATGGGAGATATCTTGGCTACTATCTCGACCGCCAGTCTGAAGAAATCGTTCAAGCAGAAGGTGATGGTTGGAACGGTATTGAATGGAATGTTTTATGGCAAGCAAGAAATGAGACTTTAGATTCGAGGCTTGCCCCAAGAAATACAATTAACAAAGAAAAGTTTACTTACTATCTAAGAACAGGTAGAATAGAAAGACTTGACTGGTTGTTTAAAGATGAAAAGCCTGTATATGAAGGGCTGGAGGCGTTATGGCAAGAGTGATTGCAATGGGTGGTGAACCTGCTACTGGTAAAACCACTTTAATTTTTAAATTGATTTCGATGGCTGACGATTGGAAAGTTGTAAAGCCACAAAAACTCCTAGATGCAATGTATTCTGAAAAGTTAAATTTATACATTCTTGGTAAGTATGAAAATGATGGTAACGTTTTTCAGGGTACAGATCGTTTGTCAATGGCAGTTCAACCAGACGCTGAGAAATTCTTTAATGAACTCCCTAATGTAAATGTAATTTTTGAAGGCGATCGATTATTTAACGCAAAGATGTTAGATTTTCTTTCGGAAAAATTTCCTGAAGATTTTAAAGTCTTAATTCTTACAGTCAAAAATTCGACGTTAGATCAACGTCATATTGATCGTAAAGATGACCAAGATGATAAGTTTAAGAACTCTCGTAAAACTAAAATCTCAAATATTCGCAGTTCGCTAACTTTGATGGACTATATAGAAGTGATGGTAAATGAGAATCTCGACGACCAACAAAAGATTCTTGATAATGTTAAATCTTTTTTCAGTGGAGTGAATAATAATGCAACTTGAAATC